TATCCGCTCCTGACGCCTTCAATCAAGAGCGAGCGCAATAACCTGATTCACTTCGCCAATCCCACAGCGCGCGGCGGCAACCGCAGAGAGCGCAAGGGCAAGGGTCAGGATTCCAAGATAATGTTTTTCACCTGTAAAAAGGTGAGCATTGGCCGCTCGTTCACGTTTCAGTATGTCCATATCTCGGAGGCGGCTTTCTTTCTCGACCAAAAGCCGAAGGTCAGCGTCAAGACTTTGCTCAGCTCGCTCGCGCATGCCGTCCCGCTTTTGCCTGGTTCGATCCTGATTATCGAAACGACCCCGAACGGCCTCAACGAAGTGGCCGAAATGTGGGACAAGGCTGTTAAAGGTCAGAACGAATTCCGGCCTGTCTTCTTCCCTGCCGCCGCATCCGAAGAATACCGGGCGCCGCTCCCTGAAGGCGCTACCCTGGAACTGTGCGAAGCCGAGGAAGCCTCCGGCGTTCCAACCCGCTACGGCAACGAACTCGCGGAATCCAGGGTCATCAGGCAGCAATTGATCGAATGGCATCCCGAACTTTATGAGAAGTGGGGCGACAAATGGCTTGAGCGCGAACTGTTGGCGCGCCTGAATTGGCGCCGACTCTACATCGACGGCCCGTGCCACGGAGACAAAGGCGTTTTCCGTAGGGAATTTCCACTGACGCCGCAACAAGGCTTCGAGGCTACGGGCCGTAACTGCTTCGATCTTCGCTCCGTCGCCTTGATGCGTAAGCTCGTCGAAGAGGAAGGCCTTCAGCCTCGCCGCTACACCTACATCCATGATCCTGAAAACACAGACCCGGCGACGAAATTTAAGGCGGATGATTACGGCCCACTCGCTGTTTACGAACTACCCCAAATGGGCGTTCAGTACGTTCTATCGGCGGACCCTGCGCTTGGAAATCCAAACAGCGACCCCTCAGCGTGCCTTGTTCTCGCTGTTTCGGAAGAAGCGCCGTATCTGCGGGAAGTGGCTTCCTATAGCAAGATCACAAAGCCGGACGTATTCGCCGAGCTAATCAACTATCTGGGAATCCTCTACAACATCGCGCTTGTCGGCCCCGAGAGAAACGAGCGCGGCGGCTATGTCGTCTGCCTGAAACTGCATAAAGACCTGAAATATGAGCGACTTTACTTTGAATTCAACGCTTACGATAAGAAGCCAGCCGAGGAACCGGGCTTCGTTACTAAGGATTCAAATAAGGCGACGATTGTGGCCGGTCTGGATTATCGCATTAGAGATGCGGAGATTCTCCTTCGGACGCCGTTGCTCCTTGAGCAACTTGAACACTTTGTCGAACTGGAAAACGGCGAACTTTCCGCCGAGCCTGGATACAACGACGATTTGGCGATGTGCGCGATGATCGGAGTCAATATTTCACTGAAGGTCCATTACTGGATGCCTAAGCCGTCTCCCCCGCCCGGCTCGATAGGCGACCTGAAGAAACGCGGAGTTTTCAAGAGGAATAGATAATGCCCAGAAAGTTTAGGCCTACCGCTGCAAATACAAGCGACAGAATGCGCGTCAATCGCGCATCAGCCGCCGTCGTCGAGGAAACCGGAGACGCCGAGAAAGACGGTCCGCTTTGGATGTCGCGCCTGATGAAAACGCTCCATATGCGAATGGAGAGCGACAATGGCGACCGCCATTGGGCCGCTTATCGGAACTGGTTCAACGGGCGCCAGTGGCAATTCGAGGACACCGGCAAAAACTCATGGGACTTGTATTCCGACACGATTACGAGCGTCTATACGAACAATATCGTCCAATCAATCGCGTCGGCCTACATGCCTTTCCTGCTCAACGGTAATATCGAATTCAAGGTCAAGCCGAAGCCGAACCGGCCCGGTGACGTGAACGCGGCGGAAATCCACACTTCCCTTTTGAATTACGAATGGGGCGAGCGCAACGCCACGGAGCAAGTCAAAAAGGTCATAGACGACGTGGTAGTGATCGGCCACGGCATAGCGGAAACAGCCTACGTGGTCGAAGTAGATGAGGCGCGCCGCAAGGATTCCGGCAATATCGAGTATAGGGATTACGTCAAGCGGGACGCTGCTATCGTCGAATGGGTTGATCCGCATGATTTCCTTCACGATCTGACCGGGCGCGACGGGACGCCGAGAACGGGCCGTTGGGCCGCAAGGCGGACATGGGTTCCGATTGCCAATGTTGTAGCCAACAAACGATACGACAGGAACGTGACAAGGCTGATAGAAACCGGCGCCGCGTCTCACAATCTGACCAGCCGTTCGGCCTACAGAAACGACGCCAGATTCTCAGCGGGCGGGATGTTCGGGAAAGACCTGGCTGTTCGCATTCCCGAAGAATCATCTATCGCCATATGGGAAATATGGGACAAGGGCTACCGTCAGGTAATCACGATGGCCGAGGGACTTCCCTACCCTCTTGACCTTGAGCCGTGGCGATACCCCTACCTCGACGGCGTTCCGTTCGTGATGATCCAATTCCTACGCGCCGAAGGCCTGCTTTACCCTATCGGCGTGGCGCGCCAGCTCAAAGACCCGCAGTTGCAGACAAACCGCGTCCGGACACAACAGATACAAGACGTTCGAGCGCGCAAGGCGATGTATGGGCGCGACGTAAACAAGGTCGCGAAAGAGGCCGTGGACGACTTTGCAACCCTGCCGAACCTGTCGGTTATTCCAATGCAGGGCGATAGGGGCATTTTCCCCATAGAAAACCCGCCATTCAACCGGGAAGCTCTGATTCTTGAGCAAGCTATCGCCCAGGACGCGCAGAAGGCGACCGGCGCCGATGCGATCTTCCAGGGCGAGACGCCCGCCGCGCGCACACCTGCGGGCGTCGTAACAACACAAGTAAACGTGATGCGGCTGAAGGCCGATGATAAGGTCTCGAACGTCGAAGCGGGCGTAAACGAAATCGCGCGCCAGATGCTTCAGCACATCAAGGCGAATCGCGTTCAATCCGACGTGATCGAAGTGGTTGGACTTCTCGGCTCTCAGTGGCGCGAATACAGTCACGACGAAATACAGGCCGAAACCGACGTTACGGTGAGCTATTTCGCTGCGCCGAAAACAAACCCTGATATTGAGCGACAGCAAAAGACGCAGGTCGCCCAGGTCGCCGCGCAGTTCGATCCGCTGATGGCGCAGTCGGGATCGCCAGTGCGTATCAACTTCGTCGAGCTATTCGCCTGGCTCTTGAAATCTTTCCCCGACTATCAAGACGTGGGACGCTTCTTTACGCCTGCGCTCGTCATTCAGCCCGAACTACAGCAAATTCCGGCGCCGTCAGGACCGGGGGCGGGACTTCCGCCCGCTCTCGCCGGTCAACTGGCGCCGCAGCAAATTCCCGGCCAACCCGGCATTGAACAGCCGGGCGAAGGCTTCTCCGAGCAAGATTTGCTCCAGCAAATACTTGGCTCATCAAGTCAAATCCAATAACGAGGTACCAATGAAACTAAAGATCATTCTCTCGCTGCTTCTTCCTCTCGCTAACACGGCGGTCGCCTTGCTTCGAGACAAGGACGACAATTCAACCGGCGTTGACGACATCGCCGCCGATCAGCTCGAAGCCGCTGTTTCGAGTTTGCAGAAATACGTAGAAAGCTAAAGGGTTTCAGGGATGGCGGGCGCGTGTGGCCAGTCAGCGGATTGAGACACGGCTGACTATCGCTCGTTATCCCTGGAAGTGTTCATATGCCGCTTTTCCAGTTTAATTGTGAGAATCACGGAGTCTTTGAAGTCTTACGGAACAGTTTGCCGGATAACGAGCATTACGCTTGCCCGGTCTGCGATATTCCCGCGCCTTTTGTGTGGCCGCTCGTCAACATGAAACCGGATTCCCTATGGGCGGGCCATGTAATCCCAAATCAGGGCTATTTCACGTCCGAATCGCAACTAGAGAAAGTCATGAAAAAGAAGAAGCATACCCGCATAGGAGATCGAGGCGACATAGAGGGCATGAAAAAGATGGCCGAAGAAGCGGCCAATGCCCGCGATAGTAAATTCGAGGCCGAGTCAAAGCAATTTCTCAGGGAGAAAATGGGCGAGCGCGGCCTTATTGACGCCTTCGGCAACCTCAAACCTGAAGCCTCGAAACCCCTGTCGGATACCCCCCTTATCTCAAGCAAGGATGATAGACTTAAAGTTTAACTTTAGGTTTTACTCCTATCTATTTGACACGAAACAGAAAACGGACTAATAATCCGCGCGTCAGTTAAGCGCGGCATGGAGTAGATGTATGAAAATCCAAGCGCCAGTTGGTCAGGGAGTAGGCGTACAAAAGTTTTCGATTAAGTCGACACCGGGCGGCGGTCTTCAGTTTGACGGGAACGCCCAGACGCCATTGCAGGCGGCGGCTTTGGCTGAGTCGAACTTGGCCGAGGCGAGCGCTACGCCCGTTGAGCGACTTATTGCTGACAGGCAGGCCGAAACTGCCAGACCCGCCGCGCCGACAACTGCTTTCTCACGGCTCTATCCAGGCGTGGACCCTTCAAAGGTCGAGATGGGCATGGACGAAAAGACCGGCAAGATTCGATTTAAACCCATTCAAGCGCCGCCTGATACGACCCCTGAGCCGGTTACGGCGCCGACCCCACCGGCGCCCGTCGTCACGTCCGAACCTGACCAGATCGCACAGTTAAGAGCGGAACTCGCGCAGCAGAATCAACTGCAAAGCGCGATGCTTACTGCCCTGATGACCGGCAGGCCGCTCATGGAAGTCTTGAGCGGCGCGCCCGCGAAGCCCGCCGAGCCGGATTACAGCCGCTTTGATCTCGAAGACGAGGAAGGCCGCGCGGCCTATGCGCAAGCGGTCAGGGCCGACGCTATCGCCGCCGCAAAGGCCGAAATGCAGGCCGAGATGCGGAATCATCTGCCGCAGATTCAGGACGCCCGCCGACACGGCGAGGATTTTGCGCTTCATGCCAAGTACGGCAAAGAGCCGGATTTTCAGCAAAAATCCGAACTGGCTAAGAAACTGGCGGGCAACAATCCGAACGTCTCAATTGAAGCGACCTACAACCTGATAAGTCAGATTCAGGCCGGACTAGGCGTAGGCCATGCGCCCGCTCCGACTATCAAGCAACCTTCAAACCCGATTCTTACCCCCGCGCAGCAAGCGGAGAAAGCCGCCCAGGCCGCGCGCTACCAATCAACGAACGGAGGCCGGGCGACAGGCCCGCCCGAACCGCCGCCCGAGGTCGCCAAGAACTTCAAGAAGTTGGCGCATTGGGTAGCTCAACAGCAAGCTCTGGGCAATCTTCAATAGCCCTCGGCTTCTTGCCGCAATAGGAGAACCTGATGGCCTTAGATACCTCTTTCAATCGCGTAGTGGCTACCACATTGCCGCTTTACGCTCCGCGAGTCACGGAATCCATAGTTGGCTCAATCGCCCTGCTATGGAAAATGGCGATGATGGACGGGGTTGAAACCCGCCCAGGCGGGACGCAGATAGGCGAGCCGACGATCTTGACCACGAACACCACGGTCAAGGCGTACACGGAATTTCAGACCCTCGACACGACGCTGCAATCCGATCCTAATATCGCCTCTTACCTCTGGAAGATCATCGCCGGAACGGAAGGCTTGTCCTTGCTCGAACAGGGTAAGAATTCCAACAGCGCCACGGCGCCGGTGGACTTGTGGGACGCGATTATCAACCGGCTGGCGCTTTCAATGCGTATCGAGGTCAACAGGGAGCTTTTTCTCGACGGCACGGGGTCGGGCGGCGCCGAACTGACCGGCCTGGCTATCGGCCTGGACTTCGCCGGGACGAACAGTGTCTACGGCAATATCGACAGCGCCACTTTCGTCAACTGGCGCAATCAGACGCGCGCAAGCCCGGCGCTCAACGTGCTGGACCTGACGACTCCCGCGAACCAGACGGCGATGGTCCGGACGATGCGCCAGCTCGCCAACGATTGCTCAAGCCAAAACGAATGGCCCACGATGTACATCACGTCGAAGGAAATTCACGAGGCTTGGGAAAGCACTGTCGTTCTCAATGAGCGATTTCAGCGTGAGTCCTTTGATGAAGACATGGTTCGGAGCGGGTTTCAAAACTTCATCTTCAAGGGCGGCGTGCTGTGCTTTGATGACCACATCTTCCCGAACACGCTTTCGGCCTCGCCTTCGGCCACGGCAGGCCACGGCTTTCTTGCGCTCAACCTTAAATATCTCAAGTTCGTGATGATGGAGAATTTCGACTTCGTAATGAGCGATCCGATTCGCCCGTTCGACCAGATGGCCGATGTTATCCAAATGATTCTTCACTCAAACCTTGTAATGTCTAACCGGCGCCGTCAGGGCCGCATCAACTTCAGGACCGCATAAGGAGGAAATATGGCATTTGGAATTGATCCGACTCGCGTGGACACTGTCGCGCAATACGCTCTCGGTTATGAGGTTGACGATCCTCGCGCGATTGACTTTCCAGGGAACAGAATCCGTTACGTCAAAGCGGGCGCACAGCTCGTCGCTGGCACGGCTCTGCAAAAAGACATTGCCGTGACGCCCGGCACACCTTCAATTCGAGGCAAACAGATGCTTCCCTGCGCCGCCACAACGCCGCTAACACAGGTCGTTAGCGCCATAGCCCATGCGACTATCGCCAGCGGTTCTTTCGGATGGGTCACCGTCAAGGGACTTGTTCCTAACTGCGCCGTTCCTGACGCGCTGGCTGTTGGAACCAATGTTATCGGCGGCGCTTCGGCGGCATTCGTTGACGCCTCGGGCGCTGGAACCGAAACGGCTGAACTCGATTATTCAATGGCGGGCGGCTTGCGCTGCTTACTGGTCGAGGACATGGGAACGTCTCTTGGAAGGGTCCGCATCGATTAAGGAGTTTTATGCCTTCAATGAAGAAAATGAAGAAAACATCAATCGGCAAAAAGCCGCAATTCAACACGAATACCACGAACCCTTCGGCGGGTAGGGGTAACGGGCCGAAAGGCTTTCAAATGTCGAATCCGTCAAAGCCTGCCATGGGCGCCGGGGCTAAGCCGGGCGCGTCGGGTAAGGCAATGGGAACGCGCAAGGGCGGTGGAGGGAGGTCGTACTAATGGCTGAAGATTTTTTGACCGCCGAGACTCAAGCGAAGCCTGAGAAGAAAACACGCAAGCGCGGGCCGATGTCCGAGGCGCAGAAAGAGAAGATTCGCGCCTCGAACAAGGCCGCGCGCGAGCGTTTGAATGCGGCGAACGCTCAGAAAGCGCCGCAAGCGCCGAACGTCAAAACGGGCATCACCGCAGATGAAGCCGAGGAAATGAGGCGCGAGCTTGCGCTCAAAGCCGCTGAAGCGAAGATTAAGGCCGACGCGATTTCCGAGGACAATCGGCTAATGGTCCATCAGGAAATCCGCGTTGATGTCTTCAACCTGAAGCGTCACTTCGTCGAGCTTACGCCGTCGATGTGCAGGGCGCGCAACTGCCCGTTCGACGCGGCGAGGGAGGCCCACGCCACGTCATGGGACGATGCGCCTATAAATCAGCCGATGAGCGACGGAAAGACCTTTGGCGACAGATTGATCGAGCTTCGTGATTATCACGAAGCGACGGCTCATACGGTCCAGCAAACCGAGAGCCACATCATGACAGCCGCCGAGGTCAACAAGCGACACTGGAACCCAGGCCAGTCCATTAAGAATGAATTTCTGACAGGGGCGAAGTAGGCATAAGTGGCGACTCCAAATTCAATAGCGTTGAGTTTGATTCAGGAAGTCGGCGAGTCCACGGACGACGCCGACTTCGTTTTGCTCGTCGAAAAGCAAATCAACAAGGCTGTTCGAGAAATCTCGCTCGTTACTAATTTCAACCCCTACAAAGCCCGCGCCACGTTTGCCACGGTAATCGGAACCGCTGTTTACAACATGCCCGCGACCGCCCGCGAAGTGAACCAGCTTCAATTCGTGACGGACGGCGTTCCGATTATCTACTCCACAACTCAGGAGATGGCATACCGCCGCCTGAAGCTCACAGACCCCGGCAGGCCGCAATTCTGGCTCGAAGACGGCGTTGTGGTCGTCGGCGCCGACACCTTGCTAAAAATCCGCCTTGTTCCAGTGCCCGTTGCCGTCGAATCCATCGAGGAAGAACACTATTTCGACCCGACTGACACGGCCTCCGCTTCGCATATCCCGATCCCTTTCTCTTGGACGGTTCCCGTGGAAGATCGCGGCCTTTCGTTTCTCCTGGAAAACCTCGGCAAATATGACGCATCCGCGCTCGCTATTCGACGCTACGAAAAGAGCTTGAAGCGCATAGCCGACCGCGAGAACAACAAAAACGCAGATAAGGCCGTCTTACAGGAAGTAGACTTAGCCAATCTCCGCAGGCGCAGAGGTCCGCGCCTTCCCGGCAACTTCCCCGACACATGGTAAGGAGGTTTCGCCGTGGCCAGCACAAACGCCGACAACGCCGGAGTGAAAACAATTCCCTACGCCGGATGGGGCCGGGGAATTATCACCTCCAAGCCCTCAACTGAAATCCCCGACGACGCCGCGCAGGACATCATTAACATGGAGTTTGACGAGTCGGACAACCTTTCGACTCGCAACGGTTTTGTTGAATTATTCGCCACAACCTTCGCCAACAGAATCACGAGCGACTATTACTTCACGAGCGGATCGGGCGAGATTGGAATTCTGTACACCACCGGAACTCAGCTCCGAATCGTCGAGACCAACGGCACGGGCGACACGAATCTAACCGGAGCGCTAACCCTTCCGAACGATACATTCTGGCAGTGGATCACCTACAAAGACCTCGCCATCGGCGTAAACAAGGCGACAAGCGGCGACAACCCGGTGAAGGTCTCGACCGGCGCCGTAGCCGCCGCTCTCGGCGGATCGCCCCCAAAGGGCAAATATATCGCGCTGTGGGAGAATCGCGTTTGGATCGTTTCAGCGACGGAACCGAATCAACTTCGAGGTTCGCATCTGGGCGACCCTGAGAACTGGTCAACCGGGACTGACGCGCAGGGCGTCTCAATAGACATCGAGCTGGACGACGGCGACATCATTACAGGTCTATTCGCCACTAAAGACGCGCTTTACGTCTGGAAAAGCAAACGGATTTACAAGCTCGTAGCGATTGACCCAGCGAAGGCGATCACGCTTGCAAGTAATCTCCGGATCGCTATTCACTCTCAGACCATCGGCTGCGTTTCGCCCTATTCGATCCAGCCGCTACTTGATGACGTGGTCTATCTTTCGCCGCAAGGCCTGGCTTCCCTGCGGCTTTCGGAGATCGCTGAGGATTTCAGGACCGCGCTTTACAGCCGGAACGTGGCGGAAATCGGCAAGATAAACAAGACAACCGAAGAGATACCGTCCCTTCTCCTTCCGAACGCTAATCAGTACTGGTTGTCATTCCCGAGTAATCTCTCGACGCGCTCCATCAATGAAAGCTACGTCCTTGATTATTTGAACATTCAGGCAGGCGTAGACGCGGCCAGGTGGACCCGTTTTACAGGTCTCGCAGGCTTTACCTGCGCAACATCGTTTCCGAGCGCGACCGGGACCGTCTACGTTGTGGGCGCGGAGAATCCGGACGGAACGCATCAGTTATTCACCTACAAGCCAAAAGAGGAAGGCGGCGTTTACAGTGATAATGGCGAGTCTTATCCGAAAGAACTCAGGACTAAGGCCTTCCCTCACGAGTCGGCGTTACTGCGCAAGGAATGGCACAAATGGGGCTTTAACTTCGATCTTCTGACCAATTCAGCGCAAGTGGCGATTCAATATTTCTTTGATGACAACTTGAACAAGGGAGGGAATCAATCATTCAACCTCTCGGCCTCAACGCTGGGCGCGCTATGGGATCAAGCAATCTGGGATGTTGATTCGTGGGATAGCGCCGTACAGGGGCCAGTCCAGATTATCAGAAGGCTTCTTTCTAACTCTTCGGGGCGGATTGGCGAGACGATTACGTTTCGAGTCTCGAATGGGCAGGCGGATCAAGCGATAGTCATCAAAGATATGTTGCTGATGTACACGCTCTTAAACGAGAAGGGGGTTACAACCCTGTAATGGCAAGTACGCTATCAAGAGTGACGGATTTCGTTCCAGCTACGCCGATTCTTTCCGGCGAAGTTGACGCCGAATTCAATCAGCTTGTAAACCTTCTCAATGGGACGACCACGAACGTCAAGGCCGTGATCGACGTTAGCGATGCGGGCGACCCACCGCTTGAACTGAATCAGCTTTCAACCGGGCCGATCCTTGAACTTTTCCAGGCCGGGATTTTAAAGGCGCATTTCCGCAACGATGGCGCGCTGAACACTCCGGCAATTCGAGACGCGAACGACAACGAACAATTGATCTTTGTCCCTACGGCGTCGGCGGTAAACGAGTTTTCGATGGTGAACGCGGCGGTCGGCAATCCCCCCGAATTGAGAGCTACGGGCGGTGATACTCACATTCATGTAAAGCTCGTCCCAAAGGGAGCGAACGGGAGAGTTAAGATTCAAGCCGCCGATCCATCGGCGAACGAGGACGCCGCACACAAGCTGTACGTGGATACAACGGCGGGAAGCAGGCGCACACGATGGTGCGCTACTTTCTTCATCGGCGACGTGGCGGCAAGAGGCGCGGATGGTGATTTCACCAATATTCAAGGGGCTATAATTCCCGGCTCGAATTTCGTGGCAACTCACATTGGACTGATAGCGATGGCCGGGACAAATACCGGGAGCTTCAATCTAAGCTATGAGAAAGGCGCTTTCGGCGGCGGCGGCTTCTCGGTACTTCAAACCGCCGTTTACAACCCTGGCGGCGGGTCCGCCATCGGGGTTGGACAGGAGGCGGCGGTAAGCGGAAGCGAGATAGCCCTGACGGCGAACGACCTGATATACGTGAAGATTAGTAGCGTTTCGTCGCCCCTTCAGAAATCCGTTTGGGTTTACATCAGGGGCTATCAGACTCCGCAGAACCCATAGCGAGAGGCGTCATGGCGGTCATTCAGCGCATTACAGATTTTATTCCGAATACTTTGATCGAGTCGCAAGAGGTGGACGACGAATTCAATCAGCTCGTCAATTTGCTTAGCGGCGTCTCGACGAATAAAGACACGCTCCTAAAATACAACAATGCGACCGATCCCGTTCTGCGCGTGGACCAGTTAGGCGCGGGACTGATTCAGCAATGGCTGCACAATGGAACGGTAAGATCGAGCATTTCCGCGCTAGGCAGACTGGTTCTCCCGGCTGGAATCGGCGCTACGCCGTCAACCGACACGATTAGTAACCTTGGAACTTATTTTTCCGAGCCTACGCAGTTCGCCACGGGCGCGAATACGACGGAGACCGATTTCGCCAGCAAGACGGTCGCGGCTAATACATTCGCGGTCACGGGCGACTTCATGCTTGGATTTGCGAACTTTACCTACGCGAACAACGCGAACACGAAGCGGGTAAGGCTGAAAATCGGAACCGACATCCTGTACGACACCACGGCGGCGGTCCTGACGAATCTGGATCATAATATATTTTTCCTGCTTTTCAGGGCTGGGGCGCAATTGTTCTGCTTTAACATGAGCCTGTTTAACGCCGCCGCTCCGATAGCCGCCGTGATTAACTTCGCCCCGTCGCCGAATTTTGGAATCAGCAACGTGTTAAAATTCACCGCGCAAAACGGCGCGGCGTCGGCTGGAGACATAAACCAGAGGGGATGCGTATTTATTAAAGGGAGTCTCTGATGGCCGCATCAAATCTTTCACCTTATCAATTGGCGCTTCAGTCCGCTGTCGGCTCAGGCAAGGGCGCGGGCGCAAGGCTAACGCCAGACCTCCTAGGCCGCGTGGCCGATCAGGTTTTTGGGCCGTTCCCGATTCCGCCCGGCTCGCAGATTGTTTTTCAGGGTCCGGACCGGGCCGAGTGGATTGACGCCGAGGGCTTCAGGCATGTGGCCACGCGATCACTTGACGGGCGCGACCCTTCAGCGGGCCAGATTCGGGAACAGACCGACAGACCGCCGATACTGCCCGCCGCTCAGGGCCAGCAAAACCTTTTAGGACAACTAACGGGCGCGCAAGGCATCCAGTCCGACATCGAGGCCGTTCGCAATCTCGCGGCGCGACTGCAAGAGCCTGCCGTGCTTGCGCAGCTTGACCCGCAGACCAAGGCGGCGCTCGACCAGATCACTCAAAACACGCTCACGCAATTAACTCAACAGTTCCAACAGGACCAGGCGCGCCAGCTCGCCTCGCTATTCGGCAACCGCGTGCAGCAAAGCTCAATCGCCACGAACGCCGTAGGCCAACTCTTAGAGAACCAGGGCCGTGTCACGTCGCAAGCCCTGGCTGAAGGCGCGGGCCGTGAACTTGGCGCGCGTCAATTCATCACGGACACTCAAAGGGCGAACCTTGCGACGGCCTTGCAAGGGCTACTCGGCGGCGCGGACCTTCAAAGCGGATTGATTCAGAACCTTACAGGTCAGCAAACCCAGCGCGACATCGCGGGCGGGAATCTCAATCTAGGCTTTGCGGACCTGGCCGAAAGGTCAAGGGCCGGAGCGCGCGACTTCGAGCTTGGACAACAAGAGGCCGACCGAAGACTCGCGGAATCGCGCGCTCTACTGCCGAAGATACTCGCAACGATTCAGACTTTAGGACAGACCGCTCAGGGCGTTGGAACCGGGATTGCGGGCTTTAAGACCAAATAGGAGGGTTTATGGCATTTGGTCCAGCTACAACAGGCGTACAACAGGCGATTTTGGCTCTACTTGAAGGGCGAAACCCAAGCCCTGTGGCGCCGGTTCCACTCGCGCCGACAGGCGGCGTAGGGCCGCTTGAGATGGACACAACAGCGGCGCTCGCAGCATTGCAACCGGCGCCGGTCCCGCCTTCCCTTCCCGGCCCGGTGGACGCCGAGGCTATCCGCTCGCGCTTTGCGGGAATGGCCGGACCTGAGCCAGTAGCGCCCACTGTCGAACCGGCGAGCCTGATTATTCGCATTGCTCGCGCCCTTCAGGGTTTTGGCGCGGGTGTTCAAGGTCAAGGGCCGCAATTCCTCGCGCAGCTCGCGGAGCAACGTGAAGCCCCGCAGCGTGAATTCAGAGCAAGGAAGGAGCGCTTCGACGCGCGCAAGCAAGAGCTGGAATTCGCGGGCGAGCAAGCGGTATTGTCCGCCGAGGACCGGCGCGCGCAACGGACGCAGCAATTACTCGACAAGGAAAACGAGCGAGCGCGCGAAGATGTGATAAAGCGCGAGGGTTTTAAAAACGCGCGAGCCATCGAACAGATACGCGGCGCCTTCGATCTGGAATTACAGGCCAAAAAGGCCGAATTCGAGCAGCGGGAACAGGAGCGCAAGGACGCCAAAGACCGCGAAAACGCCGTCAGGGCGCTAACCAATATATTTTCCAGCGATTTTAGAATCAACCGCTCACAAGCGCGAAGGTTTGCCGATTTTGAAATAAACGGAACGCCCCTTAGCGCGGCGGACGCCAAAAGGTACGCCGTTATCGAGAAATACAGACCGGGCGCGGGCGGTTCAGGTGGCGCTGGATCGAGCGGCAAGGTAATGGTCGAGATTCAAAATCCGGACGGTTCCACGTCGGTGGTTCCGTTCGCGGGCGTGAGCGCCGCAATCAACGCCGGGACCGTCACGCAGGGGCCGCGCGGCGTATTTGTCGAAGGCCAGCCCGTTCAATCCCAACCTATGCCGGGAATGCCAGGCGGACCGCAAGGCCCGTTTGTCCCACCGGAGATGAAGACCGCGCCCGCTGGAACCGTCTTCACCCGCGCCGAGGTCGAAGCCAACGCGAAGAAAAACAAGCGTAATCCGAAGGACGTGGAAGCCGACATAAGGGCAATGGGCGGCATTATTCGATGATATGCCAGACCGAATTGACGAATTTCTCAAGCGCTCTACTCCAAAGGGCAAATCCGACCGGATTGACGATTTTCTAAAAACTCCGGCGCCGGTCGCGCAACCCTCCGCGCCGACCCCTCCCGCGCCAGGCTTCCTTGAAAACCTGAAGATCGGCGGACAGCGGGCGTTGCTCACAGCGGCGGATGCTGGCCGAGTGATGGAAGAAGCGCTCAGCGCGGCTAGTCGTGGAGACTTCGGCCCCGTTAAGGACTTGGCCGAACAGATTGGGCGTGGCGCCGCTCCATTCGCCCAGGCGTTCGCTGGCGATCCGCTTCTAGCCCCTCAAAGATTCATGTCTGAGCAAATGACGCAGGCGCCACGCGTGGCCGAAATCGCACAGGCCCGTGAAGCGAGAATGGACGCCGATCCGACGCTATTCTCCCGAGAGGCAAGAGCCGAAAGGGCAAGGCTTGACGAGATGGCCGGGCGTGACCCCTCGCTTACGGGTAAGATCACGCGCAGAGCGACGGAGGGGGTCTTAACCGCCGCTCCTTCGGTAATTGCAGGAGCGGCGACAGGCGGTAGCGTCCCGGCAATGGCCGCGATGGCCGGAATTCAGTCCATGAACGCGCCGGAAATGCTGGTCCCTAACGTCGCGCTTGCCGCTACGCCAATTCCAATCAGTAGGGTTATTGCGCCGCTTGTCCGTAGAATTAAATCTAAACCTGCCAGGCCTACCGTCGAAGCGCCGACCGTCACGACGGCAAATCAAATTCCAGAACCGCCACTCGCTCAGGAACCGGCCCGCATTTCGC